GGAGAGGACCTCTCCGGTGAGGTCATCCGGAAGTACTTCGTCCCCGACCAGGTGAAGTTCGCGAAGGACGACTCCCGACAGGTCACCTTCGTCATCAGCACCGCCGCGATCGACCGCGAGGGCGACACGATCGCGGTCGAGGGCTGGGACGTCGAGAACTACCTCAAGAACCCGGTCGTCCTCTGGGCACACCGGTACGACCAGCTCCCGGTCGCCAAGGCCGTCAGCGTCGTGAAGAGCTCGGGACAGCTGAAGGCCACGGCCGAGTTCCCCGAGCCCGGGATCAACCCGCTCGCCGACACTGTCTTCGAGATGCTCCGCGGCGGGTTCCTGCGCGCGACGTCGGTGGGCTTCCGGCCGAAGAAGTCGGTCCACAACGAGGAGCGCCCGGGCTGGGCGATGGACTTCATCGAGCAGGAGCTCCTGGAGTTCTCGGTCGTCCCGGTGCCGGCCAACCCGGAGGCGCTGATGGAGGCGGCAAAGGGGTTCGCCGGCGCGATCGGCGCCGGTATCGACCTCTCGCCTCTCGAGAAGGCGCTGGCGCTGGCGAAGGCTGTGGCGAAGGACTTCGCCGCGATCCCGGCGGCCGCCAATGGCGCGGCGTCAGCGTTCCTGGCGATGCAGGAGCAGCTGGACCGCATCCAAGCCGTGGAGCTCGTGTCGACCGTCGAGTCGACCGTCGACGACGACGTGATCACGGTCGAGGTGAAGGGGGACACGACGCCGGCGCTGGTCGCCGCCATCGAGTCGCTCAACGCAGTCCTGCGCTCCGGCCGCACTTTCAGCGCCGCGAACGCCAAGCGCATCAAGGACGCCCACGAGGCCTGCGACAAGGTCATGGGCCACCTGAAGGAGCTGGTCGACCAGGTGACGCCGGAGGACCCGGACGAGGACGAAGAGGAGTCTGACAAGGGCCTCGACCCGCCTGAGCCGATGCCGACCGAACCGTCGAAGCCGGCAGACCCGGGCCCAACCACGTACGTGATGACGGCGGCGGATCTCACCGCCTCTGTCGAGGCGGCCATGTCCAAGGCCAAGGCCGGGGCGCCTGCCCACGGCAAGAAGGAGTAGAGCATGTCCACGGCAGTCGCCAGTCTCCCGGACGGCGCAAGGCTCGAGCTGACGAAGGCGCAGCTCGACTCGCTCATGACGGACCTCGCCCAGAGGGCGCTCGGGGACAAGCTCACCGAATCGCTGAAGCCCCTGACCGAGAAGCAGGAATCTCTGATGTCGGAGATGTTGGAGATCCAGAAGACGCAGGAGCGGCGCGCGAAGCCCGACTCCGAGAAGGGGCTGATGCTCGCCCGCCAGGCGCGGGCCATGTACCTGGGGCATGGGGATCCCGAGCGCGCCATCCACGAGGTCAAGAGGCAGTGGGGTCAGGAGGACCCCGTGCTGAAGGGCCTCGAGGGGACGCTCAAGCTGAAGAACCTCACGGCCGGCAACGCAGCCTCGGCCGGGAACCTCATCATCCCGGAGTACTCGCGCGAGTTCATCGAGCTCCTGCGGAACCAGACCGTGATCCGCGGCCTGCCGGGCATCCGCACGTTCCCCATGCCGGTCGGCGCCATCACGATGCGGAAGCAGAGCGTGGCCGGCATCGCCTACTACGTGGGTGAGTCCGTGAACATCACCCGCAGCGACCAGCAGGTCGCGATGCTCAACATGCTCTACAGGAAGCTGGCCGGGCTCACGGTGAGCAGCAACGACCTGCTGCGCTTCGCCGGGCCCGAGGCCGACGCCTTCGTCCGCGACGACTTGCTGCTGGTCTCGGCAATCCGCGAGGACTTGGCCTTCCTGCAGGGTGACGGTCAGAGCAACACCCCGGTCGGGATCCTCAACTGGGTGGCCGCAGGGAACAAGTTCGCAAGCGCCGGTACGTCGCTGGCCAACACCCAGGCCGACCTGGCCAAGGCGATCCGCAAGGTCCAGGAGGGCAATGTCCCACTGACCCTGGAGAACGGCTTCTGGATCATGGCGCCCCGAACCTACTGGGGCATCTACAACCTGACCACGACCACGGGCGACTACGTGTTCAAGGACGAGCTGAAGACGGGCCGCCTGATGGGGTACAACGTCCGGGTCACCAACCAGGTTCCGATCACGGCGTCCGCGGCGGGCCTGCCCGACGGCAGCGGGGCCGCATCGTTCCTGTACTTCGTGCACTCCCCGAGCTGCCTGATCGGAGACTCGCTCAACGTTCAGGTCGACGTCTTCCCGAACGGCGCCTACTACGACGGGGCGGTGGTCGTCTCGGGCATCTCGACGGACGAGACCCCGATCCGTGTGCTGCGCGAGCACGACTTCGCCCTGCGCCACGACGTCGGCGCGGCCGTCGTCTACAACGTGACGATCGCGTAAGGGCCTCCCGAGGGAGACGAGAAGGGGGGCGGCGACGCCCCCCGATTGAAGGAGAAGAAGGACATATGGGCAGCCCAGCGATTCTCAGAAACCTCGGACACTTCATCAACGTGGTCCCGGCGCTCGAGGGCGCGACGCAGATCAACTCGGGTGCCCTGTCGGCCGGCGCCGGCCTGGTCATCACCGCGACCGGCATCACGATCGACACGATGCGGAACCCGCTGGCCACCGGCGCGGCGGCGGCGGTGGCTCTCAAGCGCCGGCCGTTCTCTTGCGTCGTGGTGATCCCCTTCAGCTACGGTCTGGCCTCTGGCCAGTCGTGGGTCGTGGGTGGCCTGCTGCAGCACTGCAGCGCGAGCGGCGGGACCTACGCGACGCTGGCGACCCTGAACCCTGTCACGGTGACGAAGGTGGGTTCGACGGCCACCGTGGTCTCCCCGACGTTGGGGCGCTCGCAGACCGCGGTCGACCTGCAGCAGCTCGGCGCGAAGCGGTTCCTGAAGGTCCGCGTCACGGTGACCGGCAACGGCACGGCGACGGGCGGGCTGATCCGGCGCGGGACGGCCGTGGTCGTGTTCAACGCGGACCAGACCCCGGCCACGGCCACCGGCGCCCGCGGGTAACGCCATGAGCTTCGACCGGGGGGACGAGGCTCGTTCGGAGGGCGGCGCGTTTGCGGAGACGGCTTCCGTGGACGCGCCGCCGCTGTCATTTCCGGCACTGGCCGGCGCATCGGCCACGCCAGCGGTTCCGGCTCTCAAGCGAATCGCGTTCTGCGGCTTCTGGGAGGTCACCCGGGACATGGCTCCGGATCCCGGCGCGGGCTGGGAGATCTGGGGCTGCAACCACGGCTATCAGTTTCTGAAGAAGGGCCCGGACGGGCAGCCCCACTGGGATGTGTGGATGGACCTGCACGATCCCGCGTGGTCGGCAAAGCACCATCCGCCCGAGGTCTGGGCGGACATGGAGCGCTTCCTGAAGACGCGGCACGGCAAGCCGATCTACATGCAGAGGCACTACGACGAGTACCCCGACTCCGTCCCGTTCCCGCGCGCCGAGGTCGAGGCCCGGTTTCCGGTGACGTCGAACCGGGCCTTCCGCCGCTACAACACGAACGCCCTGACGTACGCGGTCTCCCTGGCGCTGCTCCATGGCGTGACTGACCTGGCGATCTACGGGGCTGACATGCGAGGGAACGAGGAGTACGCGACCCAGCGCCCGGCGGTCGAGTACTGGCTCGGCCGGGCCGAGGGCATGGGCGTCCGCCTCACGGTGCCGCCCGAGTCCGGCCTGCTGAACGCCGATGGCTTGGACTACGGGTACGACGAGGAGACCGGGGCGTGGGTCGAGATGCGGCGCGCCCTCGAGGCCGAGGTGGTCCGTGCGGCCGAGGAGAAGGAAAAGGCGCTGGCCGCCGCGCAGACCTATGACGGCTTCCGGCAGGCGTCTCTCGACATGATCCGCCGGGTGGACCAGCGGCGCCGCGGCGGGGGTGTGCTGTGATGGCCATCCGCCGGATCATCGACGGAGAGCCTGGCGCGGCCGAGGCGCTTCCGGATTCGGTCGCGGCGCTGCTGATCCGCGACGGGCTGGCGGTGCCGGCGAACGGGCCCGGGCCGGCCATCGAGCCCGCGGACGAGCTCCCGCACATCGACGAGCGGGCCGAGGTTCTCGGCCTCACGGACCGGGACCCGGAGTTCTTCGAGAAGCAGTCGGAGGAGGAACGGGCGAAGGCGATCGAGCGGCCGCCGCATGACCGCATGCACCGCGGGGGGAAGCGCAAGTAGCCGATGGCATTCTCTGTGGTGACGCGCGCGCCGAGCCTCCGGCTCACGACGTCGGCACGGCTGAGGCTGTCGGTCCCGAGCCTCCCGGCCTCGAGCGACGACACGTTCCTGGACGAGCTGATCGACGACGCAAGTGCTGCGATCCACTCCTTCTGCAACCGCGTGGAGGCGCCGTTTGCGCGCCAGGCATACACCGAGACGCTGGGCGCCTTCGGAGACACCTGGCTGATGCTGAAGGGGACGCCCCTGGTCACGATCGCGTCGGTACTCCAGGACGGGGCGCCGCTCACGGACTGGACCATCGAGGACGCGGGCGCCGGGATCATCAACCGCCGTGCCCAGTGGATGTGGACGGCGCAGTTGAACCCGGGCCTGAGCGGGCGGCAGAGCTTCCCTGCGTTCGGGGCACCGATGCCGGGCAGCGAGGAGCTCCGCTTCTCCGTGAGCTACGTCTCCGGCTACCTGCTGCGCGCCCAGGACCTGCTCGCCAAGACGACCATCTCCGCGTCCAACGCCGACAACTCCTTCAACGACAGCAGCTCGGCGTTCCCCGCGCTCCTGAAGGCCGGGGACATGCTCACGGTATCCGGCTTCACGAACGTGGCGAACAACGGGGCGTTCACCGTGACTGGCACGCCCACGACGGCGAAGATCCCGGTCACCGCCACCCTGACGACGGAGATCGCCGGGCCGGCGGTCACAGCGCTCTTCCGGACGCTTCCCGCGGACATCGAGAAGGCCGCGGTCGAGGTCGTCAAGAGCTGGTATTTCGATCGGTCCCAGGACTCGAAGATCGCCGAGAAGCAGCTGCTGCAGGCGCGGATCCGCTACTCGGAGCGCCCGAGCGGGTCGTTGCCGCCCCTGGCCGCCGCGCTCTTGCAGCACTACGTGAGGGCCGCCTGATGCTCGACCCGGCGCTGCTCACGTTCATGCAGGATACCGTCACCATCGAACCGTGGCTCAGCGAGTCCAGCGGCCGCGTCGCGAGCTATGGAGCCCCCGTGACGTATCGGGCCATGGTCCTCCCGTGGCAGGGACGCGCGATCCGCGACCGCCAGGGCCGCGACTTCGTTCCCGCTGCGATCGTGGCGATCGAGGGCCGCGTCTCGATCGACGACAGAAGCCGGGTCACGTTGCCATCCGACATGCTGGTTGTCGGCACGCGGACCCCCCCTATCCGCGCGGTGCAACCTGGCCCGGCGAGTACTCTCGGTCTCGACTACACGATGCTCCTGTTTACGGTGTTGCTCGCGCTTCCCGCCGTACTGGTGGCGGTGTTGTGATGCGCGAGATCAAGTACAAGACCATCACCAGCGTCAAGATCGATGGCGAGGACGCCATCCTCGACCATCTTCGCCGCTTGGGCAAGGCCGGATCTATCAAGGGTCGCGAAGTCATTCGAGCCATGACCACCAAGATGGTCGCGCGGGCGAAGCCTCTCACTCCCGATGATCCAGAGACGCAGGGCGCTCTCCGTGACTCGGTCCGGATCATCAAACCATCTGGCTCGAAGGCGGGGAAGATCACGGGCGGGATCATGGCCGGTGGCAAAGCACTCGAGGAGCGGTTGGGAAAAGAGCACCACAACATGGCGGCCTGGGCGATTGTGCAGCACTTTGATACGACCCTGGACCACCCATTTGGCGGCGGTGCGATGTTCCTCGCCAATCCGTTCTTCGTCATCCTTCCTGAGATCCCTGGCGCACTCCTCGCTGCGTTGGACTCGGAGAAACCATGACGAAGGCTGAGATGGATAGAAAGCCGACTCTCGTGGCCGTGAAGTTCCTGACGTACGACGCGCCCTTTGTGGCCGGGCACGTGGAAGTGTTTCCCCGACCTACGGCCGACCGGCTCGTGAGTTCGGGCGTCGCCGAGTACGCCGAGGCGACAGTGGTCGCCGTCACGCATGACACGGACGGAAAGATCAGCTCGACGACCACGCGCAACGCGGACGGGAAGGGCCTTGAAACGGTGAGGACCGTGAGGAGCCGAAAGGGCTGATGCCGCGCTTCAGGGTCGAGATTCCGGCCGGACGGGACCCTCGCGTCTGGATGGATGGCGATGAGGTCAGTTCGGTATGCCGGAGCATGACCCTGTTTCCCGGGCGCTGTGCCATCGCGGTGTTGCTGTACGCGATCGAGCCGAGGAGCGGGTTGCGCAAGCCATACCTCGCCGCGGATGGGGAGACCGTGGTCACGGAGACCATCGAAGGGGAGCTCGAGGATTGATGCCCGTCGACACGGACGTCATCGCGTACCTCGCCGCGCAGGGAAGCCTGAGCCTGACCGCGGGCACAAACCTGTTCGAGGGGCCACTGGGAGAGGACCTCAGCACGGACCCAGAGGTCGCAATCACCAACACCAATTCGGAGCCGAGCGACGAGTACGTGATGGGCCCCAGCCTCACGGCGCCCGGCTTCGAGATCGAGGCCTTTCAGGTGATGGTCCGCAGTGGCACGAAGGGCACGGCGCATAGCAAGGCGCTAGCGATCCACGCTCTGCTGGACAACCTCGGGCCCGTGACCAACTTCGCAAGCACGGGGCGGACGTACTTCCACATCGAGAGCGAGGGGCCTCCCCACAACCTTTTTCAGGACAAGAACGGAAAGTGGAGATACGCCGCGGAGTACCACGTAAGAAAGGCACGCGGATGAGCGCCACTATCAAACAGCAGGAGCACACGGCTTTGCTCAAGGAGCTGGTGGCACTCGGCAATCAGCAGCTCGCGGAGCTGCGCGCAATTCGGAGGGCTCTCTCGGATGAGGAGGATGGGCCGACCTGTCCGCATTGCAACGAGACCGACCCCGAGAAAATCCAGGCGACGCCGACCATGGACTCGATCACGAAGGGCCGCCTGACATGCAGCTCGTGCGGCAAGTCGTGGAAGGAGGAGCAGCATGCCTGATCCGGTAGTCCTGGAAGACCTCGAAGTCTGGGTGGGAGGCTACTCGATCAAGGGCTCGCTAAACGAGTGCCACTTCTCGCTCTCACGCGACGACAACGACGACGCTCGGTTCGGCGACGTGCTGACGGCGAAGTACCCGGGCCGGCTGGTCCCAACCCTCGACGTGAAGGGCTTCTACGAGAGCCTCGCGGCCGGCGCTGGCGGTGTCGACGAGGTCATTGGAACGGCCCGCGTGATCAACGGGGATCGCACGTCGTGGCCGGTCACGCTCGCGCCGCCCTACGCTCCAGCCGCGACGCCTGGAGCGGACGGCAACATCTGCTACACGCTCCTCGGCGCGCAGTCGAAGTACGAGATCGGGGCGAAGCACGGCGAATCGATGCCGTACTCGTTGTCGACCAGTCCGCGGTCGCAGGGCTCCAGCGGCGGTGTGATCCGACAGACGGTCATCCTGCCGAAGGCGGTATACGCCGCCACCACGACCGGGACCGCCCAGCTGCTGGGCCTCCTGGGTGCCGGACAGGTCCTGGTCGCTGTGCTCCACGCATTCGCCGTCACCGGCGGTTCCTGGGTCCTGACCATCGAGTCGGACGACAACGCCCCGTTTGCGACTCCGGTCGTTCGCCAGACGTTCACCGCCGCGACCGGCATCACGCGCCAGGCGATCATCACCGCCGGGCCGATCGCGACCGACACGTACTGGCGCGCCGTTTTGACGAAGACTGGTGGCACGAGCTGCGACGCAGCCGTGGCCCTCGGGATTCTCTAAGAGAGGAGTAGGCCATGGCCGATCCTGTTGTGCTGGTTGACGCATATGTCGCCTGGAGCACGGGAACAGGCTCCGCGGTCTACACGGAGCTGTCCGGCGTGAAGTCGCTCACCCTGCCGATCAGCCGCGACGATCTCGACGACGCCGTCATGGGGGACCAGATCGGGGCGAAGTACCCCGGTCGTCTCGACATCCCGATCGACGTCGTGTGCCGGCAGGACTTCGCGACGGCGGTGACCGGGGTGGACAAACAGGCCTACACGCGCCTGATCAACCGCACTGCGTTCCGGCTGAAGGTTCGGCCGGTCGATGCGGCCGCGTCGGGCCCCAACCCGAGCATCATCCTGAACAAGGTCCGTCTCCACGCGATGACCCCGATCGACGGGAAGCACGGGGACGCGCTGGAGAACAAGCTCAAGTTCCTGCCGCAGTCGGGCTGCACGTTGGCCAGATCCACGGCCACGTAGGGGGGATCGGCGGCGCGTGTAAACGCGCGTAGGGGGGGGGATGAAGCGGTTCTCGATCAAGGTGGGCGCACGCGAGCTGGAGCTGATCTACACCAGCCTGGACGCGATCCAGCTCAAGAAGCGGTTCGGCAAGTCCATGATGGTGTTGTTCAACGCCGACATTTTCCATGACCAGGAGGTGCAGGCGGCGATCCTGGCCATCGGCGCACGCCACAAGGCGCCGAAGGTCTTGGACGAGGACTTCCTCGGCACGGACCGGCGGCCGGGCTGGATCGACGAGTACGTGAAGGGCGGGGGCGACATGCGGGCCAACAGCCACGGCGATACCGAGAGCCCGGACGGCTGGGTCACGGTGGCGCGCAAGGCGGCCTACTTCCACGGGGTCATCACGGGCAAGGTCGAGGACCTGGACGCCGAGACTGACGAGGGAAAAGGCCAGATCCCGGAGACGGCCCAGGAATAACCGAGGAGGAGTTCCACGAGGATCTCGAGGAACGTGCCCTGCGGCTCGGCCTGCGACCCCGGCAATGGGAGAAGTACTCGCCGGCGGAGATCTACCTCATGGAGGACGCCGCGACGTTCAACCGCAGCCGAGACCTCGAGGCCTGGGCCGTGGGCGTGGCGGCCATCGCGAACCGCATCCCGCTCGTGCAGGAGGCCGTGATGCCCAAGGACCTCCTGAAACGCCTGTACGGCTACGAAGGGCTTCCAGAACCACCCAAGGTCAAGGAGTAGCGAAATCCATGCGTTGCGGCGCCGGCGGCGAAGCGAGAGAGGCAGGGTAGGGCCATCGCGCGCGGCGAGGTGAAGTATCGCCTGAGCGTCGACGCCAAACCGCTCGAGGATGGCCTCAAGAAGGCCGGCAACGAGCTGAAGGCGCTCGGGGCATCCTTCGGCAGTGAACTCGGTCGGGCTGGTCCCATCCTTGGCGCGATGGGCCCGGCCGGAATGGTGGCCGCGGCCGGGGTGGGCGCCTTGGCGGCGGCGGGCTCGGCCGTCGGCGTCGCCGTGGCCGCGGCGGTGAACCACCTCATCGACATGGCGGACCGTCTCGACGAGCTGAGCTCTCAGACGGGGATGTCGGCGGAGGAGCTGCAGCAGCTGGGCTTCGCCGCGAAGTTGTCGGGGTCCTCGTTGGAAGAGGTGGCCTCGGCCACGAACAAGATGCAGAAGGCCCTCATCGAGGGCAACACCGTGTTCGAGCGTCTGGGGCTCTCGGCGGCGAAGCTCAAGGCGGAGTCACCCGACCAGGCGTTCCGGGATGTGGCCGAGGCAATCCGCCAGCTCCCCACCGCGGCGCAGCAGTCGGCCGCGGCGATGGAGGCGTTCGGAAAGGCCGGGGCCGCCCTCCTGCCGACGATCAACGCGGGCCTGGACCAGGCTGCAGCCAAGGCTCGGGAGCTCGGCATCGTCCTCTCCGGGGCCGATGTCAAGGCCGCCGCGGATCTGAAGGATCAGGCGGACACGCTAGCTATGGCGTGGGAAGGCGTGATCAACCAGTTCGGCGCGGCCGTCGTGTCCAGCGGAGCGATGCAGCCGGTGATCGCAGAGCTCACCAAGACGCTGGGGGAACTGTCCCAGTGGACGACGGACCACCGTTCGGACATCGCCGGCTTCTTCACGGTGATGGGCGAGGCGGCAAGCAAGGCGCTGTCGCTCACCAAGGAATTGCTCAGCGTGGACATTGCGCTCCTGCGGGAAATGTCGTCAGTATTCGACGACGTCGCCGCTGTTGCGATGGACCTGAACAACGGTCTGAAACTCGGGACGACGGCGGCAGGAGTGGAAGACGCGGCCGCCCGGGCGGGTATTGACAAGGCGCGCCAGGCGCCCTTCGAGGGGTCGTCGATCAAGGGTGGGTCCGCGAAGGTGACGGGCCCGGCGTTCCGGTCTCAGGCGGACGTCGACAAGGCGGCGAAGGCAGCGAAGGAGCTCGAGGACGCCTATGGCAAGGCCTGGGAGTCGATGGCCGCCAAGGAGAAGAAGGCCAAGGAGGAGCTCGACAAGTACGTCGAGGCGCTGGGGAGCAAGCTCGGGCCGACGGTTGAGCAGATCGCCGAGAAGTTCGACGAGGTGCAGTTCGCCCTGGACGTGAAGGGTGGTCTCGGCGCCCTGAGCGACGTCGAGCTCAAGAACTACCAGGGTGAGCTCTCGAAGATCATCGCGCTCGAGGACCAGATGACCCCGGCGCAGTGGGAGGCCCAAGCGGCGGCCGCCCAGGAAGCGGCGCGGCGCGCGAAGGAGGAGGGCGACTACATCGAAGTCGGCAACGGGCTGTGGATGAAGCACGGCGTTGCCGCTGAGGAGGCGAGCCAAAAGGCCGTCGCGGCGGCGACCGAGGAAGAGGCAAAGCTCAGGGAGGTGGCTGCTGCCCAGGCCGAGGTCCTGCGAAAGATGCAGGCGTTCGGCCAGCTCCTCCAGGGCATTTCCGACGCGTTCATCCAGATGGGCGGGTCTGCAGATTCCGCCTTCGGTCGAGTCCTAGGGGGGGCCGCCGGCGCAATGCCGGGCGTCGAGGGCTTCTACAAAGCGACCAAGATGCCGAAGGGGTTCGAGCGGAACATGGCCATGGGTTCCGCGGCGGGCGCGGTCCTCGGTGGACTGAGCGGTGTCGCTGGTGGCCAGAAGACGGCGGCCGGGCGCGGCTTGGCTGGCGCCGCGATGGGCGCACAGATCGGCGCGATCGCCGGCCCGTGGGGCATGGCAGCGGGCGCGGTGGTCGGAGCCATCGTGGGCATCTTCCACAAGCCGAGCTGGGTGAAGGTCGGCAAGGACGCGGGGAAGATCCTCGGCTTTGCCGTCTCCGACGAGCTGGCCAAGGCCATCGATGCCACCAAGAAGAAGTTGGGCGTCTCCACCGAAGCCGCGACGCTGCTCCACCTCGACGAGGCGATGGCCGAGAGCGGGAAGAACGCCGGGCAGATGTCGGCGGAGGTCTTCAAGCTGATGGCGGGCGTGGCCAACGGCTCGATCCCGGCGAAGGAAGGCGTCGAGCAGATCGACAAGGCGTTTGGTTCCGTGGTCGAGAGCGCCCGCAAGGCCGGGACCGTTGGCGACGCGATGACGGTGGGGATGCTGAAGGCGGCCCAGGCCTCGCACC